CTGATTTGAAGAACTTACAATTTCTCTATCCATCTTTACTGCAGCACCATAAGTCACTCCCATGAACTGTAACAAAGCTTGTTTTTCTTGAGCTGTCATATTATAGGTCTTTTAGAAGTTCGTCGATATCATCTTCAACACTCGTCTCAATTACGGGTGGCGAGACAGGTCGCTTTTCAGCAACAGGACTACTAACTCGTGTTTGAGGTTGACTTTCAGTCGCAGGAGCAGCATCAGTACGGACATAGATATGATCGTCAATCATTTGCTTAAGCTCGTCGTAACTCTTAATACTATTGACCTTAGTAAGATCATATGCCGAGTCGTAGATAGTTTTTTGATCATCTTCAGAAAGCTTTAGCTTATTAGTAGTAGTAAACCGCGAAGCTACATAAGTCGGATAGTCACCTTGCTGCTCTACCTTAACCTTAAAGTTAACACCTTCAGAACCTAGATCGAAAATCTTCTCACCGTATTCTTCTGAGTCTTCACCTTCAATCGCCTCCATAATGATCTTTTGCAATTGCTTACCATAACGCAAAATCTTGACTTTACCGTTATTATCAGGGTTAGATGGATCGTCGATAACATAAACGTTAACTAGCCATTTCTCTGAACGACGAACTGCTCCCATACGAGACTTCTCATCCTCAGTACCGGTACGCATTGCACGAAAACGTTCTTCAGAGATAGGGTCACGCTCATTAAAAGTAGTAGGGCTAAGCGCTTGAACGTACTTACCAGTAGCGAATGAATTCCATCCATGAATATAATGATGAAAGAATGTCTTAGATGGATCTTTACTATAAGGTAGTAAGCGAATAGTATAAGTGTTGCCCGCAGTAGTTTTAAGGATTTCAGTATATAGACCACTGCCCTTATCTTCATCTTTTGAAAGAGCAGCCTTAATTGATTGAAACATATTAGAATTAAACATAGTTAGTATTGTATTAGTTTTTGGTTTTAGAAAATCTCTTAACGAGATAAAATGATTATAGAGTTAGTTAGCTAAATTGCAATAGTCGGTCTTCAATAATTTTAAAGGCTGATCTAATCACAATTTTTAGTTTAGTTGATCTGATAAAATTGCTTTTTGAGGTATTGTATATATTAAAAAAATCGTCTACAATAAAATTAATTATTTGCGGTTCTGTGGATTGAATAAGATTATGAATTTCTAGACCTTGAAGTATATAGAAGTTAATTTTATGATCTCTGAGATGCTGTAGTACAATTGGTGTAGTGCCGTTAATAAGGTTCTTGTATTGATGTAGTGTTAGTTTATTTTCTTTACAAAATTTATAGATAAAAGAGCAAGCTTGCTTGCAGTCATCGATAGTACTTTCATGATCTGGATCAGATGTCTCTTTTTGTTTTATATAGTTTGAATAGCACTTAATTGCACGTCTGGTAGTATAAAACTGTAAGTTAAAATACTCGTCATTATTGTAGATCTGATATGGTGCAAGGAAGAAGTCACTATACTTTATATTATGGTAGTTCGAAAAGAAACTATCTAACTTTTTAAGGGTTAGCTCTGTAGTAGGGTCTAAAGAGTCAAAGTTTTGTCTGAACTTGCAAGGCTGATTCTTGACCTTACGAGATGTATATAGAAAGGAATTGTAAATTTGTTTTTGACTATCACTAATCATATTTCTATCCTAGACTGTGTATTAAGATACTTGGTAACATACTTACTAACTGGTATTAGAGGCTCATAACTTATAAACATTTTAACAATTTCATATGTTGTATCTACACATAATAACTCCTTTAGTATATTTCTCAATCGTTCTTCTTGCAAAACGATAACAAATACGTTTTGCATACTGAGCTTTTTACCTTTTAACAGACTACATAGTGTGCAAAACGAAAGTAGTAAGTGCTCCATCTCGTGCTTCATTATATTAGAGGAAGGAGTCTCTAGATCGTTGTTTAGCTGCATGGAGTAAGTAGTTTTGTAAAATTTAGAAAGGTTTCTGTTATATATCCAGCAGCTGCATACTCTTGACCGCCACCCTCACATAATTTGTCAGCTATTACATCTAGCTTAGCAGTACAATCTTTAGAACGTCTAAAGAAGACTTGTTTTGTATCTATGTTAATTAAAATAACTATATCAGCATTGTATTTTTTAAGGGTTACTTGTGCCATTTCATTAATAGCAAAAGAGCAACAGCAACTAACAACAGAATAATCTTTAATCATGCCTCTAAAGCACTCTGTTGTATCTATTTGCTCTTTTAAGTACCTTATAAAGTATTTTATTGCGTTTTGTTCTTGTATATTGAACTCTCTTAACCCATCTTGAAAGTTTTCTATGAACTTTTCTACTCGTGGATAGTTATATGAGTTAAAAATTGAGTTTAATTTTATAGGTGTCGGAGTTCTTAGATCATATATATCATAACTATTAATAGCGTCTATTAGCTCCTTATGTTGAGGTGTAAAAGCTTGAATTTCACTAATTTTAAATTTATTATAAATTAAATCAGTGGTTGAGGAGTGAAGTTGTATAATAGTCTTGGCTTTTTTGAACCGATCCTTACCCTCTTCAACAAATGTCTTGTGGTGATCTATAATCACAAATTTTTCTGTATCAACTAACTCGGTAATTTCCTTCGGAACGTAAAGATCAGTAATAAACACTTTATCATACCAATCAATATCTTTATACCAGCCTTTAAACTCACCTGCAAAGTCATGAACTTTGTCCTTTCTAACCTCTTTAATATCAAAAGTAGTGTATTTGTCTCTATATAAAAACTTTAATAGGAGAGCGCTACCAGCACCATCAAGATCACAATCTGTCCATACACAAATTCTCATTAATAGATATTTATTAATGAGATTATATTTTTCAACCAGTGAAAGCAGCTAGACTCTTAAATGATTCATCCTCAAAATCATCTACATCATCAGCCTGAGTAATAGTCAGAGTAGTATAGTCAATTCTCATCGGCTGGGTATGACCTCTCATACCATACCTATTCTTCATCATACCTAACCTGATAATACCTAACTCTCGATCCTCTTCGTTCTGATAAATCGATACAATTACGTCAGCAGTAGCAGCTAGATTGATACTCTCGGAGATAGTAGATAGTTCAGGGTTATTATTACCGAAGCCGCTACGATTTAGCTGAGTACAGCTAATAATAGGACAGTTATAGGTATAACTCATAGCCCTTACCTGCTCAGTAACATGCTTTATTCGTTCGTATGAGTTACTACCGATAGTAGAATGAATAAGGTTAAGATAATCTAGTACAATAGCATCAATCTTAACACCACTATCAGTCATTTTCTTAACAAACGCATTTAACTGATTAGGGGTAATGGTAGACGGCGGAAACTCCTTAATATAAAGGTTACCAGCACCCTGCTGACCGCAGTCTGTAATAGACTGACGTAAGGTATATGCATTAGCTGCTAGATCACGAATAGGTATCTGAGTTAAGTTAGAGCATAACCGTCGAGCATACAGTAACTCTGACATTTCTAAAGTAATAAGTAGTACATTCTTACCCTGCTTTACCATATTAGTAGCGATATTACCGAGAAAGATAGACTTACCGATATTAGTCTCACCAGCAAACACATATAGCGCTCTACCTGACTCTAAAAACCCTCCATTTAGAGCTTCATCAAGCCAAGGCCAAGTACTTGGTATAGTACTATTAACAAGACTAAGATCGTCAATAATAGTATTAATATTATTAAAGAGATCTAGACCCATATCAGTAACTAGACTAATATTACAAGCTTTTTCAAACTTATCGAGAGCTACAGTAGTATCAACAGTGCCTTTCGCTACATCTTCAGCGATACTAAGCATAGTATGATATACAGCCTTCTCTTTTAGGAAGGTCTCCGTATTAGTATACAGTTCATCCTTATTAAGATTCTTATCTATGTCATTAAATGACTGAACTAGAGTCTTAAACGTAGCTTTAAGCTCATCTGTTACTAGATAAGACTTAATCTCGGTGATAGTAGGTGCTTTCTTCCTCGTATCATTAAACTCCTTAATGATATTAAAGATAGTAGCAATACTTTTAGTTTTAAAGAATTCAGGCTTTACATGATCTACGATAGTTGCTAAATAAGCAGCGTCAGACAACGCCTTATAAATGATAATATTTTCAAAGAAACCTAAATCGAGCTTACTCACTTCTTTAGTATAAGATAGTTCGTTATTAATGCTATACAGTTAGTTTTTTACCAGCGTATTGCTTATATTTTGATAAAAACCATTTTTGACCCTCTAAAAACTCAGGAGTTAACTCTCTGAGTCCTGGCGAAGCATGTGTTATTAAAATATCACCTACCCCTACTCTTAGTTTAGCTAGACTAGCATCTAAACAGAATGAAAGGTCATACATATGGAACTTAGATGGGCATTTTTCATCGAATGTGACCTTATCAAACACTGTTTTACTAACAGACAGAAAAACACCATCAGCTAATACTACAGGACTCGGAAAAGCACCAAAGCTAGTCATATGCTTATTGTTTGTATCACCATGAGCTACAGCGCCTCTCAAATTACCTCCCTGGAAGCCTCCGCCCATTAGATGCCAGAGTACTGGTTCTTGAATAGTGCATTCCGTAGCACCAGCTACACCAACTACATCATATTTTTTATGTAAATCCTGTAGACGATATAAAAAGTCTGTTGATTCAATAATAACATCGTCATGACACAGTACAACAAAGTCAACATCTTCCTGTTTACCGAATTGTAGTGCTTTATTATATAATATAGCTAATGATTTTTTATTATTCTCTTTAAAGAACCATTTTTCAGTACTAGAGTTAAAGAGAAGAGTATTTTTTTTGCTACCTTTAGTAGCTGAGAATAGAAAATATTTCATACAAACAAGAAAGGTGATTTAGTTTTAAACTTACCTACTGATTTCCACATATCATAGTTTTCACCCACTGCAATCCATGGATCATAGTTTTCAATCATTAGGATTTCACCTTCTTTAAGTAACGTATAATCTTTACCAGGTAGAGTAGAGAAAGACCCACTACTATGATAGTGTAATATAGAACCTTGACGTGCGAGATATACAGTATTAGTACTGGTATTAACAATACAAAGTGCAAACGTACCTTCTAGAAGCTCTAATACCTTAGTAACTACATCAATAGGTGGAGGTGACTTACCACTCCCGGTCTCACCTGTAGAAAACTCCTGTAACATACAAGCTATTACTGATGTATCGACAGGATTTACGTTCCATGGTGTATATTCTTTATTAAGACTCTTCCAGTTAGTTAAGACACCATTGTGAAGTACCATCCAGTTTAATGACTCAAAGGGATGTGACGTATCTTGAGACCAATTACGTTTTGATGACGTAGGTGCCTGCATATGACTGATAAAGAAGTCAAACGAGTCGTTTACATTTATCTTATTAAATTCAATAATACCCTCCTGCTTATGTACATACTGCTTATCATAGTCATATAAGCCTAGTATACTACTAGCAAATGTACCACGCTCGACATTTGCTTCATACAAGATCTCTAACTTAGATAGCGTATTAGCACCAATAATTGAACACATATATACCTAATGATAATTGTATTCTAGATATTTTCTACTTAAAAAGCTTAGTTTAAATAAATAATGTTATATGAATTTTAACGATTTAGTTAACCGTTCTCAACTAATTGGTGAAGGTAATGTCTCACCTTACGAAGTTAAAAACCCTGTTTTTAAGGATATTACTAAGCGGTTAAAAGCTGCAGGCGCTTCTTCTCCTCCTCGTGACACAATGTTAGTAATTATTAATGTGTTAAAAAGACTTGAGATAATCAGTCAAGAGGATGCATCTCAGTGGGAATCTATAAAAGGTTCCTCTACTTTACCTAGAAAGATTGCTTTACTAGGATTTATCGATCTATACAAAGAAGATATAATACGGAGAGCTGAAGAAGTTAAGGAAACTATTGAAGACGAATTACCTAGATTTTTTAAGAGAGCTGGTACAAATCGTGGAGCTGCTAAAGGTCCTAGTAGAGGTGAAACTAAATACTCTGCTAATCAAGCTGCTGAGGAAATGAAAGCTCAAGCTAGGGAATTAAGAGCGCAAGCTAAGAAACAATCTAAAGATCCTAAGGCTATAGAGGCAGTCGAAGTTGTTGCTTCAGGTATCGATAGTGGTGTAAAAGGAGCTACAACCGCTTTTGAAGAGACTCTTTTAAAAGCCGCCGTCGCGCAAGTTATTAAAGACATTGCAAAAAATCTAGGTGCCCCTGGCCTTGATATTGATGCACGCTATCTTAATGCAGTAGCAGCATACGTAGCTTATGAAATTTCTACTTTAGAACAATTTAAGAGCTTTATTAGTGAACTTAAAACTAAACCTAATTACAAGCTTATCGCTACTTATCTTGCTGATGTAATTGAGCCTGTTGAGAAGAAACTTTCATCTAAGTTTGAAGATGAAGAGTATGATGCATCCAAGGCAGATATCGACAAAGACGGTACTACCGAGCCTTGGGAAAAAGGATTAGCTAAGAAGAGAGGATTTACTGAATCAACTACTGCTGAGTATCTTACCGAGCAAGTAAAGAAAGATAAATACAATAAGGCTTCTACTGAAGCCTCGTTATCTTTTACTGAAAAATTTAAACCTAAAACTAGCTGGCAGTTACAAGAGTTACGTAACTACGGCTTATAAGTTAGGCTATTTTCTTGCACTCGTGCTTTGCATATAGTATATCGATATGATCTTGTTGAACATATCGAATAGGGTCTTGTAGCTTAGCTTGTATAAACCCTGCTAACCTTAAACTACTAGAAGGAGTGGTAGCATCAGCTAAACCACTCTTATCGTTGGAGTAGCAAGTCCAAGTATCACCAAAAGAGACTCCTAACCGGTTACCTTCGAGTATAATCTCTGACTTAGACATAGTTAGTAGTGGTGCTTCCAATTTAATATTATGAGTTCTATTTTGCTCAATTAATGTGTTAAAAAAATCGATGAATGAATCTGTTGTGTCCCAGTAGCCGGCCGCTGAGTCAATTTGAGCAGCTCCATACCATACAGTATTAGCTTTCATGCTCTCTGCATAAGCACAACAAATAGATAAGAACATCATATTCCTAAATGGTACATATGATACAGGTTGTGCATCACCTGCAATCTTATTGATATCGGGATTATCAATAGCTTGATTAGTTAATGACGACGTAGGTGAGATATCCTTAATGTAAGTTACATCTAAAAGCTTATTGGTAATAGTTACACTCGGATACTTTTTCTGTAACTGTCTGATTTGACTTTTAACACAGTCGATTTCACGATTGTGTCTCTGACCGTAGTCGAAAGTTAGAGTATGGATATTCTTATATCCTCTATCTACAGCCATATGCAGAAGCACAGTACTATCTGCGCCTCCGGAAAATGCTAATACTAATTTATTCATTTGTGTTATCTGGTTCATCGGTTAGTTCTTGGTCTAATTCTGTCTCCTCATCTTGTATAGGTTTAGATGAGTATTTCCACTCCACATTAATCTTTTCTTCTAGTTGTGGTATAAGTATATTCTCCCATAGTTCCTTATCTTTACGGAAGTTGCGATAAAAACCTAACTTTTGTCCATTAGGTAGTTGATAAGTAGCTCCTGTCTGAACAATAATATTAAATCCCGTCATTAAGTCGAGTAGACCGTAATACTTGTTAAGACCATTAGTAAATGATAGGTACATCTCAACTTCAAGATACTGTTTAATGAAGCGATTCTTACGAGTAAGAGCTCGTAGAATAATACCTGAGTAGCTTTTTTGTCCAACAGTTAAGCTACTATCAGTAGTCTTACCACCATCATCTTTTAAAGGTTTACGAGCAATCTGAACAGTTACTGAAGGTAGGTAAATTACTGACTTACCACCAGGCATGTTCTTTTCAATACTTGGAAATAGTTCTGCAGGATTATCATACACATGTGATGTAGCGATTACAGTAGTACGAGTATAAGCTCCTAGATTAGTAAGAGTCTGCATTAGACTTTTCATTGCTCGTGCCTTACTACCCATGTCAGAACTCGTATTATCTTTATCCATTCGCTTATACTCTAACTCAGACTGCAAGTTACTAAGTGAGTCAACTGCAATAACGAATTGACCTTCAAGTTTCTTCTCTTCAACCTTAGTCAGGAAGTTAAAAATAGCATTTCGAGTCTGTTCAATAGTCTTGCACGGTACATACTTAACTTTAGTAATATCTAGACCAGCAGCAGTAGCACTATCAGGATCAACTGCGTTTTCTGAGTCAAAGATTACAACGGTCTTACCTCCCTTCTGAGCGTTGGCTAATACCCTAAGTAAGAAACCGGTTTTAAAAGTTTGTGATTCACCAGCGAGTACTGTTACTCGACCCATCGGAATACCTTTATAGCATGAGCCCGAGATAATTGCATTTAATGCATATGACCCAGTATCAATCCAGCTATCAACTTGACTAAGTGTACTTTTATCTAGATAAGTAGCATAGGGATTGATTTCATCTAAGCTATCCAATGCACTTTTAATATCTTTTTCCATACATCATTATAATGTATCAGCGGTTTAAATCAATAAAAAACGCCTAAAGATTATTAGGCGTTGCAAGAGTTATGTAGCTATATTTTAGTTTGAAAACCTTAGATAATTAACCTAATCTATTAAATATTAATATGAAGCTATCTATAGAACATCTAAATTATAATAGGATTGGGGTTTATTGTATAGAAAATACAATAACTAATAAGAAATATATTGGCAGTACCACAAATAGTTTCTATAAAAGATGGCAAGCATATAAAAATTTCTACAAGCAGAGCATAAACAAGAAGTTTAGAAATAGTATAGAAAAGTATGGCTTAGATAATTTCAATTTTTCTATTGTTGAGATTGTTGATGAGGGTCAGGTACGGTCAAGAGAAGAGTACTATATTAAATTATATAATACTGTTGAGAACGGCTACAATATAAAGTATCGCGGTGTAGGTGGTAACGGCGGTGCAAATTTGGGCAAGATATATCCAAAGCCAAATAGGGATATTGTTGAACAGAGGGCTCGTAAGTGTAGTGAGACAAGGAAAGGTTGTACCCATTCTAAAGATCACTGTAAGGCCATATCTAAAGCTAAGAAAGGTTGCAAGCCTTCGCATTCTCATAAAGTAGTATTATATGATGTTGAAGATTGTTGTATACTTTCTTTTGATTCTGCAACAGAGGCAGCGAAAAAAATAGGCTGCAGTATCCAGCAGGTCTGCAGCCTAGTTAAAGGTAACTCTCTTAAGTTAAAGAGACGATTTATTCGTCATCACTAAAAAGTTTAATTACTTCTGGTCCACCTGCAGGCTCAGGAGTTTTAATGCTATTGATATTGTTGTATTGATTAAGAATTGCAGAATCTAGTACAACATCAGATATTACAATACTAGATTTAGTAAATACCCAGTTGTTTTTATCACGGTGTTCTTTATCAAGAAACTCTACAAAGATGTATGGGAACGATTGAACTTGAATCTGTCCTGTTTCTTGATTAGGATTAACATAAACAATTACTGGATTGTTAAGTGTAAGTTGAGTGTCGGTCTCAGATACTTTTTTACCGATAACGACGCGGCCAATTTGATCAATGATTGTAATCATGTTGTTATATTATAATATTATTTTGTTTTTTCTACTACTAAATACCGAAAAGGTCAAACAATTCGCAAGTTACGTTTTCTGATGGCTTACGTATCTGCCAATTAACCCCTTGATAGAATCTTTCAATGCCTGAAAACAGAATCTTTTCAAACATTTTTTCATAATTTATTTTGAAGATACTTTTATACTCCTCAGGGAAGGTATATTTAAATCCTATTGAGTCAATACCGTATTTGTTAGGCTGCTGTAAGTATACATATCGAGTTTTATCACCCGATGAGATTTCTTCATACTTGTTCTCAATACCTAACTTCTTATTGAGGAAGTTATGAAGGTAAGCAGACTTAACATGAATAGGGGTACGAGTACCAATATTAAACTCATTACACTTAGCAGCATACTTCTCGTATCCTCTAAGACCCATAACAAACGCAACGTCTTCAATAGGTAGCTCTTTAAACGCATTATAGGTCTCAGTCAATATGCTATTAGTCTGCTCTAAAGACTGAGTAAGTAGCATCGTCTCAATAATCTTCTTAGCATAAGGCTTAATAGCATTAGGCATCGATGTACGGACAACCTCAACGCCAGTATACTTAAACTTATCTACTTTAATACCTTCATCGTCCAAGATATGCATAACATATCTTTTCTTCTGTAGAAAGAGAGCTACATCACTTATGCTTTCTCTCTTAAATACAAATCGTGAATCAGTAGTTCTGAGTGACTTTTTAGCCCAACTATTGATCTCCTTATTAATAAAGTCCTCAATAGTCTGTAGTTCCTTATAGAACACATCGCTAACCTGATTACCGCTTTTAAGAGGTACAAACT